GCTTCTATCTTTGACAGCTTAGTCAGGTCCAGAGTAATCACACGCTCATCAATAGTGCGAGTCGCATTACTTAGCTTGTCCAAGTTGGTTTTATTTACTGGTGTCCTGGTCAATGGCTTATTCTCCCAATAGTTCTCTTCCCAGTCATACGCTCTCTGCATCCTGCTTCACCTCCTCCTGTGTTGCCGCCTCGGCCGCATCCCGATCCGCAATTTCCGCCAGTAATGCATCTCTGGCTTTCTGCTCCTGACGTGCCAAATTCTCCTGTAATGCCATACGCTTGACTTCCTCCGGCAACGGAGATGCTTCCACAAAGTTTGTAATTGCCTGACTAAATTCCTTGATTTCTAAATTGCTCATTCTTAATCCTCCGGCCCCAAATAAGTAATAACAGTCCCACTAATGGTTTTTGTTCTCCACGCAACTACCGTACCCTTATAATTCATATAGCCCGACACACCGATAGCTCTTACGCTGACCAGATCAACGCTTGATAGCTTATTTACGATAGTCGCAGCGCTGATTCTGTCCGCTTTAATCACCCCAGAGGATGTCCAGTTGGATACCTCCATGTAGTCTGCCTTTACAGTGCTGGCGCTGATATAGTTGGCTTCCACGTTGCTCAGACGGGCTGATACGGCTGACAGATCAGATGTAGTCACATGATCTGCTTCCAGGCTCCCCACGCGGCCACTGACAGCATTCAGTGAATCAATAGTCGCCTTGGTAGCAATCAGGTTGTTTAACTCCAATTTGGTTATATTCAAGTTCTCAATGGTCGCATATTTTACTACCATCTCATCTGCATTGACGATACCAACCAAATCTATCCTTTCGGCTTTGATTTTTATGCTCTCCGCCGTCTGATTGATCTCAGATACGATATTGTCCTTGGATACCTTGGTAAGTATCTGCTGTGCATTGATGCTGATCTGCGTGGACAGATTCTGGTTGATATCTTTCATTTCCAGACGGGTTTCATCCACCGTCCTAGTCAGTGTGTTGGTTTTTCCCTTTAACTGGATAATCTGCTTCTGCAGTCCATTAACCTGTCCGGTCCTGTATTCCTCGCCCTCCGCCGTATAGCTGTCACGAAGTGCCTGTATGCCTTTTAATGTGCGCTGCAGGATGTAGGTATAAATGGTCTCCCGAGTTGTGTGCAACAATATACCATCCCCTACCTCCAGGCAGGGATTGCCGCGGGCTTCCACCTGTGCCGGACGGTACCATACGACACCGATCACGCTGAGGACGTTGTCTGCGATGGTCTGCAGGTCTGCCGCAGACTTGCCATACGCTAAAAAGTTATCTTCGATGATGTAGCAGTTATCACCGGTACCAGAGATTGCCCCGATATCATTTTCTTCCTGGCGGATCTGCAATTTGTCTACATGCTGGCAGATAAAATCCTCATACTGACAAGAGATATAGTGACTACGAGATACCTCTGTGGTGCCCATCGGATCTGCAGGATAAAGGTCATCGGATGGATACAGATCATCCGCCGGATACAGCCCCTCGATCATCTGCTCCAGCACCACATACCGTAATTTCCCATTTCTGCCGATATGTCCAAAGCAGCCGTTGATCTCACAAATAGCCTCAATAACTGTCTTTCCCGAGAGTTCTTCGGGATCTATGGTTTTTTCTATTACCATATCATCGTTAACCAGCGTGATTTCTTCCTGCTCCACGCCGACATAGGCACAAAAACTGTAACGGAATGCCCTGAGTTTCATCGGAAATGCAAGGCTGTTATACCACCTGGATACCTCTGCATTCAGGATGTCGTACATGGTATCATAAGCCGTTACATTTCGGTACCGGCGGTCTGCAGTTGGTTTATCCGATACAACTCTATATTTTCCAAAAGAAAAAGGAGCATCCTTCTGCCCCTCTAAAGTAGTGGTAACTGCAAGCTGCATTCCCACCATCGATGTAAATACATTCGATATCTTAAATTTTATCTGACTGGCTTCGCAGGCCCCAAAGGTCAATTCTGATTGTGAGCAAAGGCTTTCCTTCAGCTCGAACTGCTCGTAATGGATCTCTGAATTAGTGATATTCACATTTCCATCAGAGGACACTATACTCAGCTGCTTATCGGTTCCATCCCGGAAGAGATCTTCGTGCTTATACTCAATCATTCGCCACACCTCCGATTATCGCAAAACGAATCGAATTGTAATGGATTTTCCCATCATATATTCCATAGATCTGCGGTTGAAAATTAGAAATGTAGCAAAGCTGGGTCACATAATCATCATATTCCGGGATATATGCTGTAACTATGCATTTTCGTGCCTTACCCTCCACGTAATTCTCACGGATCCTATCCATGAACTCTTTGAAGTCATCATTCGTGAGTCCAGCCGGTGTTTCAAACTCCACCTTCAAAGCCTTCAGATCTACGGCATTGATGTGCTCATAGCCGTTTGCATCCGTCCAAGGATCCAGTACCTGCATGTTGTCATAAGGGCTGTAGCTTTCAGCTTTGATGAACCGCTCTTCATCCACTGTGTAATTTCCAATTTTCAATAGCCATCCGCTATATGCCATGATCTCCACCTCTAATTGTTCTGGTAAGCAGCTGCCATCTGGCGGCAGTCGGAATTTTTTGTATAAGAAAAGCACCTACCAGAAGGTAAGTGCTCTATCCATATCTAAGCTGCAACAATCAGCTTTCTTTCTGTATTGGTAATAAATTCTTTGATTTCATTATATCCCCAGCCGCAGTCCACAAGACCACTTACGACCATTTCCACAGATTTAACCTTAGCTAATTCTTCTGTGGAAAGTAAGTCTCTTAAGTTATCCTGTTTTCCAATTCCAAGTTCCTCTCTTAACTGCTTTGCCGTTTTCCCCAGAACTGCTTTATATATCAAATCCGTATATGTTGAATACGCATGGCCATGCATACGGTCATTCTCGCCAGACTGCTGAATTGCTTTTGTCAGAGCCTGTCTGACAGCAATTCCTTTTTCACGTTCCTTTATCTTTCCGAGTAGTGCTTTTTCCATTTCATTAAATTGCCGGATGTAAGCTTCTTTGAATTGCATCGCTTTCTCACCATTATAACCCATAGCAAGAAGTGTAAATCCGTCTCTCGTAATATAATACATCGGCAATTCCTTATTCTGAACGGATGTGTAAGAAGAGGGCACGAAGTTGTGCTTTCCAAATTCCTCACTGCACCGTAGTTCCCTAATGTCCTGCAATACACGCTTGTGCTCTTTTCCAAATGTTTCGGCAACATCAAGACTTGTGATAACCGTTACCTCTTCTTTGTTTACAATTCTAATCTCCACTAACATAACTCATTCCTCCATACTGGTTATTTATTGTCGTGATATAGATCTTTTGTATTTTGGAAATATGTTATCTTTGGCTGGAACATAAAAGGAGCAAGTGTACCACCAGTGCCTGCTCTTTCAAGGCTCCGAAGATGCTACTCTTTGCTCCTAATTCGCTACTTCTCTATCAAATTTTGTTTATGGTTCGATAATTAACCATCAGAACTATTCCTTTAATGCAGTCAATAACTCTTTTGGAATATAAACATTATAAAAACATCTCTTTGGAATTACTTTTGCAATATAATCACTAAAATTTTTACTAATGTACGCCGTTTCATATAAATATCGTTGTTTTTTATACTTTATTTTTATTGTATATTTATTATTGTCTACAAATATATCACAATTTCCTAATATATCTATTTTTCTTTTTTCCCCATTCTTTTTTGTATATTCTATCTCACCATCATATTTCTTTTCAACTTTGTATCCATTATCCTGCATTTTTTTTATAAATTGTTCTATTATAATATGATGCGTTAGTGTTTTAACATTTCTATTCAAAAATTTTAAATCAATATTCAGAAAATCATTATAAAACTCATTTATAATCGAATTACTATCACCAGAAGTTATATCATTCATATGTATAGTTCGTGTGAATAAATTAATGCCTATTGTTTTTCCAATTTTCTTATTTAATATTTTATTTAAAAAAAATCCTCCAAATTTAAAAAAGCAAAACCACATCGCAAAAACCAAAGCAAATAATATTATTTTTATTAACAAATCTGATTCACAATCACATATCATGAAAAATGAAAAAATTAAAGAAAGTACAAAATAGCACTTATTTTGATATTTCGCATATAAATATCTTATAATTATAATAGTATACTCACCTTTTGTAACTATTTTAGGTCTTTGTTCAAGAACATTTTCCTTCATAAAAATTCCCCTCTTGTCTGTGGTTTCTTAATTTTTCAATATATAGGCAATGTCAATAACGTATCCCCATCCTTACCAACTGTACATGGATATGTTTCATTATATGATCCATCGGGACTCATAATGGTAATCTCATATTCCATAGGTTCAAAGTTGAACCATACTGGTTCAGAATAATCCCAAACAATAACCTCTGAATACTCCGAATTAACATACCCTATTGATATTTGAAAACCCTGCTCTGAGATTTCGCCTTTTGATTCTAATTCAATACAAAAATTCCCATACTGTTCGTTGGTTTCTACATAATAAGGTACTGAACCTCGAAGTAAACCATTTTCCTTACTTTCTTCAAACCATATGCCTTTCGTATAATCATATGCTACTCCTCCAGCAAGCGTCGTTACAATAGTTACGATAAGTCTTAATATTCTTTTCTTAGTTTTTGAAACTTTCTTTCTCGATTGTATTATTTCTTCAATGTGCATTAAAATGAGCGTAACAATAAACAATATAATAATATATAAGGTTTTCATTTGTGATTCCCCTTCATTTGTGATTCCCCTTCTTTTGTAACTACCTATCCAAATATATTACCGCAGTCGTCACATACAAACTTTGATACATTTCTTGTAATCGGCTGCCTTACAACCTTCTCCTTTTTATTAACCAAAGTGAAAGGCTTAAGAGGATTCAGATTCGCAGAATATGTCGTTTTCACCTTCCCTTGGCTGATTACTTCCTGTTCGACAAAAGCATGGAACCGTTTGCTACCGCAGTTTGGACAGCAATCAAAATGTTTCGGCTTTTTATCTTTCGTCAACAGTGAATCTAGTACAACAACTCCTACTATTATTGCAAGTAATGTCAACATGGCAGCCATAATAAGTACCTCCCTACACAATATATTTATCTAAAATATACCATATAGAGAGGTTACTTTCAACGTTTTATCCCCAAACCATCTGCGGATTTCCCTGTGCTCCCAGCCGCCGAGCTTCGCTCTTATATCCAGCCTTAGCAGCACTGAATACATCATCATTACTAATTGTTGGTTTGGAAAGAAGTTGCAATAAAATTTCATTTTGGCGACGCAGCAGTTCCATCTCCTGCTGTGTACTATCAACTATCGCACTGATGATACCTGTAATTTCATTAGGAGGTGCAACACCTGTTTTTCCACCTTTTGTAAACATCAACTCAGGCTTCCCATTTTCGCCAGCCATAAACACACTAAAACTTCTGGGAACATATCCGCCATTTTCAAATTTAGGAATTTTTCCAAGGTTTATTGATCCTCTAGGGATAATTTCTTTGCCAGCAAGACTTACAGAATCCCAAGAGAAATTCAGCTTATCATTTAACCACTCTGCGAATCTGTTCCAGATTCCTTTTGCAGAAGCAACTGCATTCTCCCATGCCTGTGAAAGACCTTTTTCAATTCCTGCCCAAGTCCAAGATTCTGTTGAAAAATGAGAAGATACATCATCCCACCATTTTGCAAATCCTGTATTTTCCCACCAATCTGTAAATTCATCCCACTTATCAGATAGTGCTTTTTTCGCATTGTCCCCTAAAGTGTCCCATTTTTCTTTTGAAAGCCAAGGCTTAACATCTTCCATAAACCAATTTGCTACGAGTGGTGCCGCATTTTTTAATGCCGAAGCAATTCCAAAAGTGTCTGTTATATCAACTTTTTCTGTTTTGAAAAGGTCTATAAAATATTTTACTTTTTCTGTGACATCATCAATTGTACTGTGTTTTGGAAGGAAAAATGTCCCTGTGAGTATTCTATATAAATCATTATCCGTAATATCTTTATTCAGATTGTCCCACGCATCAAGAAGAGTGGGAATATCAGTATTGACGATTGTATCAAAGAAACCACCTTCGCCAAACCACGTGAAATTATCATAATATTCCTTATCGTCCGGAAACAGTGCTTTTCCTAATGACTTGCCAATATTAAATCCAAAAATCCACGTAATTGCTCCTATAACTACAGTAAGGCTTTTACTTCCCAATGTAGTCGGAATAGCTTCTATTATTTTATCTTTAAGGATCTTATCCAATCCTGTAAAATGGGCTATTCCTAAAGCAGTAACTATAGTTGTTGCAATCGGATCTGCATCAAAACTTCCTTTCCATAACTCTATTGCAGCATCAATAGCCGTCTCCAAGAAGTTGCCTACTGCCAGAAATACATCTCCCCATTCAATGCCATCAAGGAACTCCCCAATGTTGTGTCCGATTTTATACCAGTCCACCGCTGCAATCGCATCAGCAAACCAGTTAAAGATTCCGGCCACCAACTTAGAGGTATCCTGTCCGGCGGCAAAAAAGTCACCATCGAACAGATCCTGGAAGATTTTCTTCACCGGTGCGAAGAATTCCTCAATCTTATCGGCAAGATCCTGTGCCTTATTCTCCATGTTGGCAAAGGCTTCATCCCATGCTTTCTGATATTCCTCGAAGGATTTGTTGAAAGCATCATCCAACAGCCCGGAATCTAAACCACCGCTGCCGGAACCGGATCCGGAAGATGTGGTAATCACATCCAGTTCATCAAACTTACGGATACCCTTCTGCAGCTTATTGACTGCTTCCGTAGCCGCTTCGGCTTCATCGGCAATGGATCCGAAATCAAAACTACTATCGGCTACGGATGATGTAACCTTGCTAAGATCAATTCCAAGCAGATTTCCCAGCCATGTAGCCAGTCTCTGTAAGGCAATCACCATAGCATTGACATATGGCAATACGTTGGACACCGCCGGCAGGAACAGGTTACCTATGGTCCGGGACAGGTTTTGGAAGTTGCTCTCAATCAATCGCAACTGGTTTGCAGGCTGGTTGATCGTAGTAGCCAAATCTCCCCAAGCATATTTGGTGCTGTCCAACAGGATGATTGCTCTCAGCAGTGCCTTGTCGTTCTGATTCAGCGCCGTGATATTTGCCTGAATACCAAGTTCATTTAACTTCTGCTGTAAGTTTACATTACGGATATTAACACCGTATTTATCCAGTGTACGGCTCATTCCGGCAAGGCCGGATGCCATATCATTCCAAACCTTGTCAAAATCAAGGTTCTTTACGGATGCAAGATCTCCACCGATTTCTGTAAGAGCCTGCGACAGCTTCAATGATGTCTCTGCGGTAACTCCCATAGAGGATGCCATCTGACCGAAGGTGGCCTGATAGTTCATCAGCTTCTCGGGATCAATACCAAGACTGGGCTGCCCCGTTGCCTGTAAGGTTCCATCGTCTTTCACAGAGAACCCGGTCATTTTAGAGGTAATCTGTTTCGCACGGTCACTGAACGACTTATAATAGGCTTCCGCTGATTCTGCTCCTGCGTCTTCCCACTGGGAGACTGCACTCTCTGCAACCTGTCCAAAGGCAGCATCGAAATAGTTCAGAGTCTCCACATAATCCATGGATGTCTCGATAGACTTCCAGAGTTTATCCGCTCCACGCTTTACCCAGAAGAAATTTGCGTATAGTGATCCGAATACAGATGCCAGGCCTTTACTGCTCTTAGATGCCCTCTGTGCGCTCGCAGAATAGCCATTAAGGCTACTTGTCATGCTCCGGGTAGTACTTCCTACCTTGCTGCCCTGATTCGCCAATCCCGCCAGTGCAGTAGTCATATTGATCAGATTACTGCTAACCGTAGGAGCCTTAGACAGAGTATTCATCATGCTGTTTAATGCCGTTGCCAGCTTCGGCATATTGTCGATAGCTGTGATAACGCTCTTATTTCCCAGCTTAGATATACCCTTTGCAAGATTTCCTACTGCTTCCGCACTATTTGCGACCGCTTCATAGCCCATAATGGAATCAGCAAGACCATTCATTGCATTTGCTGTCCGACTAAGTCCTGAGGTGTCTAACGATGTTAATTCTGCAATACCTTTTGCCAGCCTGTTAAAGTCTGTTTTTCTTATATCAGCAGATTTCAGCCCCTGCATGGCAGAACTAATATCAGAAATTCCCTTTGAAAAACCAAGGAAACTATTTCCATCGATGCTTCCAAGGGATCCAGCCAGTCGCTCCAAGTTTCCAACCAGTTTATCTAAGGCATTATTCGCTTTTGTGGCCTGTGCCTCAACCTCTATTTCTAAGCGGTCAACTTCTGCTCCCACGAACTCACCAACTTTCTAATTGTTATAAGTCAGCGACTATCATCCATTCAATAGCCGGTAATTTTCAGTACAAAAAAAGAAGCGGGAAAACCGCTCCTTCTGATTTCTATATATTATTTGCCAAGTATCCGAGATATCAGGCTCATTTTGTATCCTTCATCCTTTGGGTATAACCCTAATGCAAGGATTTCTTCATCCGAATAATCATGCACTACTGATTTCTTTCTCTTTGGATTCATCTGCCGTATTGTAGCAGATATGTTTTTTATATTTTCTTCATTCAGTTCCGTGCTTTTAAAGCAATTCGGGCAGAGAAGCAATTCCTCACTACCCATATCATATCCACAGTATCTGCATACCATAGGCATTACCTCCACACCCTCATCATATCATAGGTTGCAGAAATAGTAAATGCCCTAAAAAGCGGCAATGCTATGACACATCGCCGCCCTGCTGTTCCATCTTTTTTCTATGTGTTCTCCGCCAGTTAATTCTTCTTGCTTCTTCCTGTGCAAAGAACTTATCTACTTCTAACATTTTTTCCTCTTCCGTAAGAGGTCTGCTCTGCAATGTTCCATCTTGCAGATTGGGTTTCTCGATATACTTCGATACCGCTTTGGAGCCTGCCAGACAATGCTCTACCGCCGTCATAACAGCAGACAAACCATAGGTGCCGAAATATTCCCACACTGCCCTGTCGTGCATCTTCCTGCGCATTTCATAGCCATTCAAGCAATACCCCAACTCTGTCGGGGTCATATGCTTAAATTCCTCCAAAGAGATTCCTATGGCATACGCCAATGGGAAGTGATCCTCCCAGATTATTTTGTGGAAGTTGACTTCTTCCGGTGATCCTGCGGAGCCTTGGACTGTTTCTGAATCTTCTCTTCCGCATTCTGACTCATTTCCTCCAGCATCTCCGTCAGACCGGACAGCTTGAAAAAACCATCCTCCTCCATCCATGCCTTGATCTGCTTGTACAATCCAGCATAGGACAGTTCATTCTCTTCCATATAGGTGCGCATCATTGATCTTGCATCTTCAAACGAAGAAGGATTCTTTTCCAGCAAGCCTGCGTAAAACGCAATACTGCAGATCTGCGGGATCTCTGCAATCATCTCTGCTGTACCATTCAGCACCGCTGCTGCCTTATTTTCACTCTTATTTTTCAAAATATAGGATCCAGACACTACGCTGAACATTCTCTGCACCAGTTCCTTGCACTCTGCCGCAGCATAAGTAAATACCATGTTTAATTCAGTTCCGTTTACAGTAATAGTTCTCATATTCCTTCCCTTTCTCCCTGTTTATAGGGGAAGGGGCAGTCCTAAGACCGCCCCGTTTTCCTTGCTTACTAATTTTTATCAGCCGCCGGCTCCAGGCGCAGTAGGCTCCACTGCGGTGATACAATCTGGTAAATCTATCAGAGTATTGTTGATCGTATACTGCAGCACATTTCCTACTGCATACTCAGGTGCGGGCAGTGATCCGGGTTCAACAATGTACACATTCATCTTAGCTTTCTTAGGATGATATGCGCAGAACCACATACACTGTGTAGCTGTTCTTCCTTCGTAAGCATCCAGCATCTCTTCCCACTGTTTATCGAAAGTATCCGTGTTATTGAATACAGTCGGCAACTCACCACCGGTGTCCTCGTGACCTCCGGTATACTTTTTTCTCTTGGACTTCAACGGAGTTGCATCCAGTTTATCTTTGGTTACCTCTACGCCACCAATGCTGATGCACTCTTCAATTTCCTTCCATGATGTAGGTGGTGTGGTTAAAGTACCAATGCCCCAGCCAAATACCACCCCAATGGTTGATAAAGCCTGTTCTGCCATCTTTTCCTCACTTTCTACCGCTATCTTTCTGCGGTCAGCGATTACCTGTCCGGTAACCGGTATAAAAATAAGAGCCTTTCGGCTCTCTGTTGCGTTTATCTAACCCCCTCGATTTCGATGGGTTTTAATTAAATTGCTGCAGTGTATCTCCACTGCCAAATGTCCGTTGGTATCTTCCTACCCACCGGGAAATATTAGGGTCTGATGCATTGGCAACCGGTATAGGTCCGCCACGGCACTGGAATCCATAGGACAACATGATCTTCTTTGCCGTCTGGCTCATTGCATTGCAGATCCCGTCTGCTGTGGTTCCGGTAGCATATGCAGTAATGACGATCAACGGGCGCTGGCTTCCTTCATTTCCCCGCAGATCATAATTGCCGCCGGAATTATCACTCAGGGAAACATCCAAATACGGAAATTGTGTGTTCTTCGGTGTTACGTAGCGACCGACGGTACACTTCGGATATGCTTTTTTCATCTTTTTCTCAAAGACTGTATAGAACTCATTCCAATCGAACCCAGCCATCATACCTCCAAACTTATCCGGCAGGTGTCGCAGCTCCTGCATCTCTTTTAACCTATAGGGTGCGTGGTTGCAACGAAATTTACCACCTCGGATATTCCTTAATTTTTGAACACCTCTCTTGCAATCTCCACAACCTTGTCTTTCAGTTCCTTACCGGCGTTGTACATCGGCATCTTCGGGGAAACACCGGTTGCATAGTGCCATTCCCCTTCCAGATCCATGTACCACCATCCCGGCTCATTGCCATGTGTGCCGTATGTTCCCGTTCCTACGCCCGGAATGTTTGCCGGATTCTGTGCCGGAAGTCCAGCACCAAACTCTAACATGAGTGCCGGTGAGATTTCTTTGCTCTGCACACCGTCTTGATTCTGCCATTTGCTCACGATCTTTTGTGAATCTTCCATGAAGAAGATTGCCTTGCACCCAGCTTTTTCCGGAGAAATTTCAGAAGACAGACGAATGTACTTACCGAAACCACTGCTGCCGATGTGGGCCTGCGCAATGGCTATTCCTTCGGCGGATAACCTCCGGCACAGTTCCTCGCATTTCCCGGGAAGACTGTTCTGGTATTCCTTAATCTCCTTGATAGCATTCTGAATCTCTTTTACGGACAGTCCGAACGATATCTTCTTACTCACTCTTCTTGTCCTCCACGATGCATCCGTTCAATACTTTCATCACATCACTAACATTTCCACACGCTGTGATCATGGTCGCACCTTCAGCTGTCATCGTTGTCTTTGAAGCAGAACATCCTTCCAGCAATCCCAACTCCGAATACACCTTGAAAATCTTCGGAGACTGGATAGCAAACCAATCAACCATTTCCTCATTCTTCGCCCATGCGCCGCCATACTGATTTGAGGAATCGGATAATCCACTCTCATTCAAGAATGCGTGCATAATTTCGTGTCTTAAGGTTCTCTTTCGATATACCTCTTGCTCTTTTTCGCCCATGCCAGAGAAATACTTTTCCTCTGACATATCCGCAATCACAATCAGCTTGCTTTCTTCTCCACAATATCCAGCCAGTTTATTTTTCTCCAAATAACTGTCCTCTGACACTTTGTGAGTTTCAATCGTGTATTCAGTTCCAAGGATATTGATTTTTCTGTTTTCCATATTTCACGCTCCAAACATCATAAATCTGTCTCCAAAATGTGCTTCATTCAACGCCTTTTCAAGTTCATCTCGATAAGCAAATGAACTCAATGGACTTTCAATCCTCTCTCGTAAAATTGGTGCTGATGCACTTACCGAAGCGGTCAGCCCGGCATCTGCGCACATCTTAGGTGGTAATTCAGCCAAAGCACACATTTCCATTTTCTTGTGGTCGCAAGAATCAACTTTCAGACAAGCCTTGCACTTTTCTGATAACTTCGATAATGCCATATCACTCATTTCCTCTCGGCAGCTTCTTCAGCAAGAATTTCTTCACATTCAAAGACGATTTGTCAGCCAGGACAGAATAGTCTGCGCTGTCCCCGTCAACCGAACCGTCCTCATGGTACTGTGGCTCTCTCTCGTGCCAAATACGGCTCGTTTCTGTGATAGGCAAGAATTTATCCGATGAAGATAAAATTGCCTGATATGAGCCGATATCAAAGCCATACTCCTTGGCTTCTGCTTCGCCGCCGGATCTCGCAATATTGGCATAAAAAATGACAGGCTTGTTATAGCCTGCCATAATACCTATCTGAATCGGAACCAGTTCTCCGTCAATCTCGGTGTGTTTGATTTTTCCATCCTCGTCCATTTCATAGACGGGAACTTCATCGCTGTACGTTGCGTAGTACAGTTTCTGCTTATTCTTTTTTAATGAACGCATACCACTCCCGTTAGCTCACCTTAATTCGATAACCGTGATAATCATTCCACATTTCCACAAGCACTTCTCTATTTTTCTCTGCCCATTCAATAACAGCTTTATTATCTTTCCCACTGATTTCACCTTTATAAAAAGCTACTGGCGAGATAGTATAAACAGCATCAACTTTTCCGGGTGCCGTAACATGGAAATGCGGTAAATTATGTGGCTTTTCGCTATTTCTAACCTCAATTTTTAATGATTTGATCCTGCCAGCAGTTTGAAGGTTCCATTCTGATGTAGGAATCTGTTTTACTATAAATTTGTACTTTCCATACTTTTTCTTCCCATATAGTTCATTAAATAGTACAAGCGAACTAATTGTCAAATCACTGTTTGCTACATGATCTCTTTTTTTCATTTGTATTCCCCTTTCAACGAAATTATATGTCAAAAGAGGGACAACTACAAGAAGTTATTCAGCTACAATCCAATCTTCTGCAAGCATGTCTGCCTGTGATGCAAGCCACCCCATTTGAACACCAGATGTTCCAACAAAAGCGATTGCCTTATTTCCAATGGCATCATGCTCACAATTCACAAGCTCGCCATCTGCTGACACATAGGAAATGCCTGTTGCAAGCTGAATGTACTGTTTCTTGCCATTCCAACCCTTGCGGGCAACTTTCTGTCCGGCTTTCATTTTGCGGATTGCTTCGCCGAAAGTAAATGTCTGAATATCCAAATCCTTCACATCAGCTTCGCCGACAATCTCCCAATCATCACGAAGAATAAAATTGAGAGTGTACTCAACATTCTCTGTCTCGCGAATATCAAGGATTCTGCCATCCTTACAGTGCATCTTAATGGAATTATCTTCCCATTTCCAATATCCCGCCCATTCCGGGCATTTAATCATAGCACCCTGTTTGAGCGCTTCATATGCTTTCTTAAAATTCATTGTCTTTCCCTCCAAAACAGAAATATGGCGCACCACCCACCACCGCTTAACGTGCGCCGCCTGCGGCTTTCGCCACGCTCAATCTTCTTTACCGCTTACCCGCGGCTGGGAGATTCCGGATCACCTTAACCTTTCTTTTTATACACAGTTTGCAAATCCAACAACTCCCTTGTAAGCCATAAGATACTCGCTATAAGTTCTCGAAGTTCCATTCTCCGAATGGCTCAGCTGATTTTCTGCACCATTCTTGGAATCAATCTCAATCGCCGCCATAGCAATCTTGGCTTTGTTTTTCTCCAGGTCCGCAAGAATCCTATCTTCATCCCACGAACCCGGATAATTTCTCAGTTCCTTAAATGCTTCGATGGCAAGATTGATAACCAGATCTGAAACCGCGATCTGTTCATCATATTCAGTTATCATCTTTTTGATTTCTTCTACAAAATCAGCCATCCTGCCACCTCATTTCACTTACAGACCAAGTTTTTCAAGGATCTGCTCTTTCAGAGCTTTACCGGTAGATTCCTCTGTCACTTCTATACCCAGGGTTTCTGCCAATTTCTTCAGGTCGGCAACACTCATTCTAGTGATCTCTGACCTGGAATACTTTCTCTGATTCTTTTCTTTGTTCTCTGTTTCCACAGGATTGTCAGCCGGCACAGGATCATTATTAGGAATCTCCACAGAAAGCGGAGCAGCTGAACTGTTCTCCACTTTCTGATAACCGCAAGATTCAAAAATCCTTCCCATGTTCTCATTGACAATCATGGTTACACCATCTTTTTCATAACAAACCATGACTGATCACCTCATCTTAAGATACTGTCACAGCCTGAGTGGTTTCCACAGTCACGCCATTCTCAGTGTATGTAACAGTCACATTCCCGGTTGCATTGATGATCTCAGGTCCATATCCAATGAGCTTGGTCACATCTCTTGTAGTGCTGTCATCATAAGTGGCAGTTACTACCATACCAGCGATATCAAACTTCTCACCGGCAGAATAGGTGGTCTTATTCGGTGCCTTGGTAATTGCAATGCTGCTTACCTTGGCAGTCGCATGAACACCGATTGCATCCAGCTTCTGAGATAAGCAGAAAGCATCATAACGAACACGGCCTTCTACCAGCCAGCCGGAGATACCAGGTGCATCCGTATGGATCTTGTACTCAGTCAGTTTGATTGGTCCTACGCATACAATGGGATTTGTTATAATGAAATCCACATTTGCAGGGAAATAAGATGCAGGAGCCTTAATAATAGGCACGCCGTCAACCTCACCTACAACACCACGAATAGCAATCTGGGTTGCCATATCACCCTTCTTGGTAAATGCATCATCCAGTTTGATGCACTTGTAGTAAGAGGATCGGCAAATGCAGACACGACCTGCGGTAGGCACCTTTGCATCATCCAACTTCTCCTGCACAGACAGGAAACTTTCATATGCATTGGTCTTAGTAGTTGCACCGACGATAATATTTTCTTTCTTTGCAGATGCTGCGATCTTATGGATTCTGTAGATATCTACCTCCGGAATTACCACTTCGTCGATCTGGCGAGCCAATGCCTTACCTGCTTCCATAGTCATCTGAGTGTCATCATAAGACTTGCGGTCGATGGTGAAGGTGAAGGATCTGTCCTGAGACAAGGTCATTTCCTGCTCATTATTCCCCAGCTCATCAGGATCACCATAACGGTTAGAACCGGAAGTCTTGTAATCATTCATTCCAACGGTAGGAATGGAGTATACCTTAACGGTCTCCACACCGATAAAATCATATTCCTGGTTTACCAACGCACCAGTCAGAGATCCCAGCGTAAAACGCTCATCTACCTTCTGACTGTACTTACTTGCATAATTTACTGTTGCCATAATATCTTACCTCATTCTTTCTGAAAAATTATGAATTGAACCCCTTTAAGAACGGATCCTCGTTATCTCCACCGCCAGCGCCGGAATTTACAGGAGGTCTGTTTTTAAGCCATTCGGCTTCTTTCTTTTTAATCAGTGCCTGCTGTACCTCGGACTGGATCTTGAAAAGAGTATCTGTGTCTCCGTCATACTGGGCTTCTGCTGCATCTGTCGCCTTGTCCTGCGGGTATCCAAGTCCCAAGAAATTCTTTTCCAGCTTAGTTACCGTATTCTCCTTCAGAAGCTGGTTGAACTTTGCATCTCTTTCAGCCTCTCGCTCAGCCTTTTCCTGATCTCGTTTCTGCGCATCTGTCAGAGTTGCGTTATATTTCTTTTTCCAGTTGGCTGCATCACTGGCCGCCTGTTCCTGCTGCTTTTTCAGCTTGGCATTTTCGATGCGCATCTGCTGCAACTGCTCCTCCACAGAAAGTTCCATTTCCTGCTCATTACCGGTTGTGTCTTCTGCCACAGTGTTGTCCAGCGCAGTGTCAGAACCGGGTCCTTGGATCTGATCATTTTCTAACTTATCTGTTTCATTTTCTTTCATCTCGATACCTCTACTTTCTGCGATTGATTACCCTCGTTTCCCTACGAGCTTTTTGTTTCTGCGATTACCGTTTTCCCTAACGTTTGCGAAATTTGAAATACGCTTTCCCTAGCGCATATAAAAAGCACCTATCTTTCGATAAGTGCCAATTTACAGATCTTTGATTGGACTGTTTGTTACCTGATCACTGGAATCTTGCATAATACGCTTTGCATCAGGATTTGGATCTTGGTCATCTTTATTTTTTGTACTTTTCCCGGCTTTTTTACTTTCAAGCAATGCTCTCTGATATTCCAGCATCATAGGCACTGAATCTTCTACTGCTTCTGCTAAATTGGGGAAGAAATCTATTGCCTCCATTGCAATTCTGGGATGGACCATATTCTGAACCATCGTTGCCAGTGAGTTGATTTTCGTGGACATATCAAACGTCTTCTGGCGGATAGGTCTCACATCAATATCACTGTTTTTCAGTTTTAACAGCGGACTGTCCTGCGGAACATCCGGTGATTTTTTTATTGCAATCAGCGCAAGGTCATTCCGGCGCTTGTACGCTGATTTTATGATCTGAGCCTGCTTACACGCTACCGCTTCGGTTGCTGTCCAGCCAGAAGAAAGACTTGTTGCTCCGGTCGTAGAACCGCCGCTCTGCTCTGTCTGCTTCGGTGTGAATGTTCTTTCCAAGATGCCATCGTGCTTTGCCTGGATGTTGGCAAGGACACCAGCATAGTCATAATTAAGAACAAGTCCTTTGATGTTCGGCTGTTTACCGCTTCCGTTGGTCTTAGTCAAAATCCATTGTCCAGCCTGCGGTCCCTTCGGATTTCCTTTTTCATCAGAATCTAATTCAATGTCATTTCCCCACCAGTTCGCCTGCGTCGTCTGGGACACATCATTGCAAAGATCAGATTCCAGAATATTTAGAGCATTTAACTCATCTATCTGTCTTTCAAAAACACCGGTGCGGTCAATGGCCCTTTCAAACTCGATGATATGAACCTTGCCGAAAGGATTCTCTGTTATGTCATATTCTCCATTGCCGAGTTCTTTCCCTTTTTCATTCTTGGTGCCGTTAATAATTTCTACCATATCGCGGATCACAAATTCCTCATTGTCCGTGATACAGGTAAAAATTTTTGACCCGTTTTCATCCTCCGAGTAGGATACTCCCATCATCGGGTGCTCATAGGCATCGGATGAATAAACAACAAATGAATACAACGGATTCAATGTCACGAGGTCAAATACCGCTTCGCCATCACTAGGGTTCCTCTTAATGTCGATAAGCTGACAGCATATGCCACAAACTTCCAGATAATATGCAAGAAGCTGGTCCTTGGATTCCATGTCCTCGGCATCGTACATCTCATTAAACAATGTAATGGCCGAATCATTATCTTCCGGCCTGCTGCCTTTAGGATGTTTATCCGATTTCTGCACAAAAGCCATATGATTGCCCCAGAAATAGCCCAGCCAAAACTCTGTGATCTGATGCGCCAGATTGGAAATTGACTTAATATCAATATCCTTCCGAACGCTTTTTTCCCTGATAAGTGGCTGATCGCCTTTTTCAAAGTTGATGAGATAGCGGATCTGCGTGCTATTCTGCTCATGTTTTATCATGGCAGTAGAAAGAACCTGGATAACATTGTCCTTTGTGATTTCTTTCACATCCGTATAGATTTTGATTCTTCCACGATATTCAATGTTACGTTCTTTTTCGCTCACGCCGACTCACTTCCTTTACTGTCAATATATCCTGCAACCGGATGCCGTTCTGCGCTCCGGCGGCTCAATTCGCTTAATGCCTTGCATTCCGGACAGACAATTTCAATCGTTCTAGGTGCCATATCATCATCTCAGGCAATAAAATAAGCCACCGAGCGAATCACTCAATGGCTTTACATACTTTCTTACATTACCTATTCTATCACACTAAGAATGTGAATTGTGTGAAAGTTGATTTTCAAAGAATCTATCAATTTTCTTTGAAATTGTGCTTCTATCATATCCCATAAACTTGCCGATTTCTGAATCTGTCATATGGTCTATGTATTTATTTTGCAGTATCTGTCTGATTTCAATATCCTCGATTTCTTCTATGGCATAATCAATTTCAAGTTGGAAATCTTCGTACTCTTTTTTCTTATTGCCAAGTTCAATGATTAGACTTTGTACTTTTTTATGCCTTTCCTCGTTGCTCCTTACATCTGGAGCACCAACAACAAAATGGCATTCAGCATACGGAAATCTATTCATAGACCCTTTTACAACCCCATGACTTCCTCCAATAGGATTATTTGCATAATAGTCCAATTTCTTGTTGATTCGTTTTATTTCATTTTCAAGTTTTGAATATTTCTCCATATTCTCTTTACTTAATACCATTCTAAATGCTCCTTTTCAAATAACGATTCAGATTCACAGATTCTTTTAGCAAATCAGAATCTAATAGAGAATCTCTAAATCTCCACCTATCATTTCTTTCAAAAACTATGTATCTAAGCGATTCCCTTAAATTCCATGTGTATTTTGGAACATCTTTTGCATCAATATGAACGATTTCCCACGATTCTCCAATTTCGCTCATTATCTTCCTATCTCGCAAAAACGTTTTTCCATCGTCTGTGTGATAAATCTCTCCATCTATTTCCAATATAACCTTGATCTCTGGAATATAAAAATCAACACACTTTCCTGCTATCTCTTTTTGCGTCTCATATTCAAGTCCTATCTTCTGCATTTGAATAGCAACTGCGGTTTCTGGGACACTTGAAAACGCATCAGTTCCGTCTGAAACTCTTTTCTTAACTTCATCAGCAAAATTTGATACATCAATTTTCGGTTTAAGACTCCTGCATTTTCCTCTTTTCTTTTCGAGCATAATTTTCGCCTTGTCAACCATTTCTAATTTTTTGATAAGGTTAATTTTTTCTGTGCACTCTAAACACAAATAAGAATTTTTGCTATTGCTTATTTCATATTCTTTTCCGCACATCACACAAACAATTTTTTTCATCGTTTCAGCCGTTCTTTCAAGAAAATTTTACACCAATCAATCGGGACATATAGGACAACTTCACAAAACAAACTGAATCAGAATTTCCTTTGAAATCATGTATGATCGCTCCTTTACCCCATAGGACTATCAATAATTGTTGTTTTTACACCAATTCCATATTTCATCACACACAACTGTGCCATAGAATCAGGCGCATCGTCATGCTTGACTGCTCCCTCTTTTTTATATCCCCACACATTTTGAAGGAATTTCTGATATGGCTTTGATCTGCACTTGCTATCCAAGAAATACATTTCTCGGATCTCCGGTGCTTTATCCAAAATTCGATTTCTCTTTGCTACATTATTTGGTGCTGGCTCACCATAGGAGTTCAGACGATAGCCCTTATCCTTAAGCATGCTTTCCACGCTTTCTCTATAGTCAGCAGTTGTTTTTGTTTCCTCAAATCGTGCTGCCTGAACCTTATATTTCAGAATCATATCTACAATCAATGGCTTAGTAATACTCTTGTCTCCATTATCAAACACAGCATCCATGATGTAATAGGTATCTTCATACTGATAACAGACCGGTCCCGCAACATAATCTCCACCACCGAATGCTTCATCAATTGCCATGAAAATTCTGTCCGGCTCTCTATCCGGCAGGTCTCTATCCGGTATGAACGTCTTTGTTGTTCCAGCTTCAAATACCGCTCCCAATCGTTCAATTGGTGTTTGCTGATCCTGTGCATACCAAGATGCCATATCATCATTTTCTTCAAATGATGCTCTCATCATCAGATAATCTTCCGTGGAATATCCGACATCATATGGATAATCAAAATTTGATTCGTCATTTTCATTCAATGCCGGTATAGAAACGACTTTATATCTGCGATTTCTGTACTCTGGTCTTTCCTTAAGCAAATTTAACCTACGCCCCTGGCAATCTCCAAGCGCCCACCGGGTGCCCATATTGATCAACTTTGCTTTCTTCTTCAGACGTTTCATGAAGTTATTATCAAATTTCGCCCAGACCGTAGCCTGTCGGTCAACGCTAACTGCTTCATCAATACCGCTGAATAAATCATCTGCAACAGCAAGCCCACTACAGTCACAGGCTCCGTTCAGTGTTCCGTAAATTGAACGGCATGTGAATGTCGGATACGTTTTTCTCCGCACAAGGTCAACAGTTAGATCATCTCCGCTCGTTTTTTCAATTGCAATGTCCGGGAATATTTCATGGTATGTATAGGTCGGGTCGTTAATCAGCTCAATGATACCGGCATAGAAACCCTTTGTAATTTTGTCAGAGAATGCGGTATACAGGTTTGAAAGCTCCGTATTTCTACTTCCCCACCATAAAAAAGCGAATTTTACGATCTGTGTTTTTCCAACTCTTGAAGGCATATTGATAAACAGCTCATCTAGTTTATCCTCAGCAAGCTCCTGTATTGCATCTGCCACCTGCCGTAGCGGATTTATTCTGGGCTGATAAAACCTTTCTTCTGGAGGCCTGTTTTTCTCCATGTACAACATGAAACTTTCAAAAACATGCGGCGCTTCAAACTTTAATGTCTGCCAGTACAACCCGTTCATTCCCATGGAAGGCGGTAGGGTTGGAATCTTCCGTTTTATGAAATTTGTAAGCTTCAGTGCATAGGCAAGATCATGATCCCCCTCGGGATCAGCAATCACCTTTGCCATATCCAACAGATCGCTCAGCGCCTTGTAGCTGTTCAGATCCGATTTCTTGATGGCATCCACCACCGCTCTATTTTGTGCTGATACCACGAAAAAAGAGCCTCCTTTCCTTACATTTTGGAAATTTGGCTCTCTGCGTAGGCACTCTACGGCTGGTGCTCTGAATTATTCTATTTTCCTAATTCATCAATCCTATGTACAGTAGTTTCGATGTAATCAACAAGTTCCCTTGCCAACATCCCATACTTTAAATGAACTTCGTCAGCGGACTTTGCACCATCGTTTGCAATTAAAAGCATTACCTTATGCGCGATAGTTCCAATATCACTAACAAGTCTTTTTTCTGTACCTTCCATTTGTGTAATATCCACTTGTCCGTCTGTTGCTTTTACCTCTAACATCGTTTTACCCCAATTCTATTAATTTTCCCGCATTTCGGGCATTTGATTTCAGCCTGTCCGTTAAATTTACCCAAAAGGCGGTTGCAGCGCTGACAGCGATGCTCTGCAATCTGATTTTGTCGTTTCCATTCTTCAATCACCCGAAGTATAAAATTTCTGCCAATATAACTCGACTGAACGCAATCCAATTCCTCATTCTCTTTCAAACACTCTTCATATTCATTAATCAGTTGTTTCTGAAATTCAGATAGCGGAAATGGTGCAATCTTCTCTGCGAGCTCAACCAAGGACATTTCAATCTCCGGCTTCATTGCCTGCCGCAGCGCATCACGCTCTATACTCTCAATTGCTGCTGTCATACTCATTTTTTCATCCACCTACTTTCATATCAAGCATATATAATATTTCCTGTTCGGATACTTCTTTTGCTCCTTCTCTAACATGAAACAGTATTTCCATTAGTTGTTGATTATCTTTATCCGTCATTCTGTTTTTATCAATTGTTTCATCGATGCAGTAATATAAACAATACCCATATCCACACCCCAAATGACTTCCATAAAATGATTTTCCAACAACATCAACCTTATCTGTTATCAAAATGTCATGTCTCAAATCCAAAAGATATTCTTTTTTGTATTCCAGCAATTTAGGCAAAAGATTTTTCAAAAAGTTTGCGACTCTTTCTTCTCTATCACTGATGTACAATATTGTGTCTTTCATTCTTCATCCACTCCTCAAACTTTTTCCGACATTTCGGACACAAATGAAAGTCTTTGTATCCAACATCGCATATTTCTTTAATTTGAACTGCCATAAGTAACGGAGATATAAGTTCAGTATCAGCAACATATCCTGTTACATTTGCAAATCTCATACTAAACTCTGACGGTGTAATCACTTTCCTTGTTAAAAAAGTTCTTCTTTCTGGCATCATTTTTATTTCAGATCCACACCGATCACAGGTGTACCATTCCTTTTCATGCTTCATATTCGTTCCCCCATTTTTGCGTAAAAAAATACCAACCATCGAATATTGACGGTTGGTAGTAATGATTATACATGTGAAATTTGGTCTATCTTATCTTCAAGCCTCACATATTCTGATGCTGCCATAGTTAATTCTCCTGCAACATTATCCCAGAACACAATTCTTGCTTTTCGGTTTTCCTCTTCTATCGCCTCTACTGTCGGAACATAGTCCTTATCGCCAAGAACTAACACGAATACGTCGCCTTCTTCCGATTCTTTATACAGTTTTTTGTTTATTACCTGTACAATCCCTGTGTCTACTTTCTTTTCTTTGTTCGATTCATTTCTTTGGAATGTTTCGACCTTAAAGCCAGCCGTTTCCATCGCTTTCCATAGACTGTCTTTGTGAGTAGGTTTTGAGCCAATAATTATAGCCTCTTTTACTTCATTAACCTGACCGTCTACAACACATGAAAGCAATTTGCCGAAATCCAACTTCCACGAATTGTCACAAATCTTGTCTGTATGAGCAGAGACAATATCATCAGCCATTCCTTTTCTCACCGCAGATGCATATTTCCCTTCAATCCAAACATTTGAATTATCCACAAATACATAGTATCCCATAAGCCTTCTCCTTTGCAATTTAATGAGAATATTATACCACTACAACCATCAATATTCAATTATCAAAGATCGAAACGCCAACGGTAGGATTTGAACCCACAAGCCATTTCTGACAGACGATTTTCAAGACCGTTCCCTTTACCGTTCGGGCACGTTGGCAATTTTTTATATGCTCTCATAAACCACCGACTATTTTCAGAGAGCACTGGCAATCCGCTTCATGCCTTACCTCGGATGTACGTTGTTTTCGCAGTCCTCCGCCTCTACCACATTCCTCTGCGCGTTCGATTTTTAAGTCAAAATCGTTGCCAAAACTCAGGTTCGCTTGGGTTTAATAGGTCATCGGCGTACCTTGTAACCTTGTGACCTCATCCTACGGTGGGGTATCGAACCCCACTATCCCCGGATGCTTGTCCGTGGCATTTCCAGTTATGCTATCGTAGGCATCGTTGCAACAATGGTCTTTAGCGTGACTTACGCAAGCTCTCCAATTTTAAGTCCTGTCGGCTTACCGAGACTGTTTCAGTCATATCTGACCGAAGCGCAGTGTGCAGGACTCGAACCTGCAAGGCGAATGAACGCCTGGCGGCTTAGCAAGCCGTTCCAATACCATTATGGGAACACTGCATCTTGATGGTGCGATTTCTTAAACAACTCATCCATTACGACTGTCTACCACGCACCTGCCAAACAGTGTTTTTAGGGAGTTGAGTGAAATGGGGAAGAGAGGAATTGAACCTCCAATGTTTACCGCGTGGGAACGGATTTACAGTCCGCCGCAACACCGCCAATCGTTGCCGCTTCCCCGAAATGCGCAGACACCTCACTCCATATCTCTGTATGCGACTGTGCTACGCATACAGTATCAAATCAGCTCAGCACCATCGGAAAGGTCGGACTCGAACCGGCAACTACAAACGTGCTCCCATCAGTCATAAAAAGGAATTGAACCTCGATAGTCTGTCGCTCTCCCATTGAGCTACTTTCCGAAACCGCCATCAGACGGTTAGCAATAATATTTTTCGTGCCCTGCGTTGCACTATCCATGCGCTATCATGGAAAATAGGTGAGTGAGGATTCGAACCTCACACGATTAGCATGCTTCCCGTCATCTAAGTTGTTGATTTCAACGGATTATCTCACAACAATAGCGTCTACCAATTTCGCCACCACCTACGCCCATTTTATGTCTGCAAGGGCCGTGCAGGATTTTATATGTCTTTACTGACAATTCCAAAGCATAGACGAATCGTACACAAATTGTGTACAGTTGCTTCGCTTCTTACTTTGGAAAACCCTCACGAGCCTTGTGACGGCTCTTAACAGCATTCCGCTATGAGGTATAGGGGGTATTGCTCATGGACTAAGCAATACAGTGGAGTCTCTGGGGTTCGAACCCAGGGCCGTCCGGATATGAGCCGGGTGCTCTAACCAGCTGAGCTAAGACTCCTTTTTAACACGCCGTTCTATTTCTGCAATCATCGTTTGAATCAGACTATGTGCAAACGGACAATCATACATTTTCAGCAGCACCTTACATTCCCGGTTGATCTGCTCCCAGTCTTCATCAGATTTAGGATACGGATTGCCTTTATGGATTTTCCAGACTGCAGTATAAATTGCTTTTACATCCTCCGGAAGCTCTTTCTTCTTTTTCCCAGTCATGTTTGAAGCGCTTCCATCTCGCTTATTGTTATGATCCATCTGGCAGGCAAACATCTCTGTGATGTTGGATCTCTCCTGTTTGATTCCGTGCCCCTGAAGGAATAATTCACACTGAAGGACATCACCGCAGTACTGACATTCATCCGTGATCTCTTTACCGTAGATTTTCATTACGTCCTCCTAAGCCAGTTCCGGTTCTCCAAATAGTTCAATGTATTTCTCAACGTTCCGTTTTCCGAGCCATTCTCTTACCCACTGTTCATCCACGGGAATGATAGTGGAATACCCCTCAATGAAATATTCAGCATTGCCCTTATATACAGTCACATACTTGCCAAACAAGTTGGTCAGTGGTATGCCCGATAACTCTTCTCCAGGAACAATGATATCGCAAATTTTCTGTGCCTTGGATGTGTCATACAGTTTATGGTTTATGACTGCACGCACAATACTTGTATTCTCTTCTGTTCTTGGAATATAAGGAACAGGATCCTCTTGGTAATCCCATCGTGATTTTTTTGAGAACATCTCTGTCAGTGTCTCGAACATCTGAAAACCCCTTTTTTATATTTTTTGAATTTTGAAATCATGTTATCGAACGTAACTTTTGAATTTTATCGGATGTGAATTAAGTGATATAGTCTCATGTAGGTTAATGGGCTGTATGTAAGATAAAGCTTTTTTTATTTTTTGAGTGGTTAATGGGCTAAGCTGTGCCGGGTGGGGTGTTTTTCACCTGACCCCGCCCCCCGGTCTGATCCTGTGCCCTTTTCAAAAGTTCGCATTTATACCATTTTGCGAACTTTCCCATATTTCCGGGCTTTCCCTTTTTTGCCACTCTAAAACCTTTGTGCATATTGCCGATAGATCCTTAAAAATCCGGCTGGACATCCCCCGGAAGAGCTCCGGCGGTGCTGTAATCTGCTGCGATCTGCTCCGCTGTCCGGTGCTGCTCCTGGTTGGCTACTGGTATAGGTGCCGTTTCAACCATGCCATAAGCAGCTTTTGCAATGAATATTTTATTTGCATCAGTTCCCCGGGAATTCTGCAATGAATTTACCAAAAAATTTTTACAAATATTTTTCCATTTTTTCACCGCTTCGCTGTGCGCTGTACTGGGTTCCGCCCTGTACTGCTCGCCCCTGTGGTTCAGCTGCCATGCTGCAAAGTCTTTTATATACTTACCTTCAGAGTCATAATATACTGTACTTCTTAATACTCCACTACTCCAGTTTGATAATGTACCAGGATTAATATTAATTAACATACTAAACGATTCTAATGTAGGCAGCATATTATATTTAACACATAATCTGGTATATATATTAAAAATATTATCTAACTGCTGTATATCATTATTATCCACCTTTGGGATATTATCAGAGATATATAATATCATAGCCATAAAAGTATTAGAGTTATTTGGCATCTCTTCACGCTGTTTATCGTCCAGTTGATTATTAATAAATTCGTCTGCTAGTTCCTGGATGCGATTCGTATATACCTTTGCTCCGTTATATGCAATCTCTGTATTGTCTTTCATGACTCCCTGTCCTTTCTGATCTGCTCCACGTCTTCCGGATCCCTAGAAGTGATCGAATAAAAAAATAAAGCTCCAGCCCTACGGAGTGGATACCGTATAGACTGGAGCCGTCTGCTCTGATCTCTGCACGCCTGCTGCGTGGTCGTTGTATGTGGTCAAGGCCTGCGAGCTAGCACATACACGCTTTAATTATTCCGGCGGATCATTGCCGCCCTATGGATATATTATAAACCACAGAATTATTATTATGTCAACCACCATTTTATAAAAATATTTATGTATGCGCATACGCGCGCACGCGCTTTTATTTATATCCTTTTTAAGCCCTTATAATATATTATTATATATAGTTTATATCCGCGCGTGAGGTTTGCTTGGGAACTGTTTGGGAAAATGTGTGGGATTTGCTTGGGAAATCGAAAAATGCAAAGTCTTGAAAGCCGCATGAATACTGGCTTTGTTGGCTGTCCGTTGCTTGGGATTTGTTCGGGAAGTTGCTTGGGACGTTTTTGTTATATGTGAAGTATAACAGCAGAAAAAACACAAAAAAGGCAGCCTTTGAAAGACCGCCTTAATTGATTTATTTTACTGTCATTTATGAAATAATATTATCCCATTCAGCTTTTAATTTTTCAACATCATTTTCGAAAAGTTTACAAGCTATTTCATACAATTGAGGGATCATATTCATTTGCCGATCTATGTAATCCATTTTATTTTTTATCTTGGGTTTAATAGTGCAACTTTCCATTCTTAATTTTAAGTTACAATGATATTTCCGCTCAAACTCTGTATATAACAAGCTGTACCTGTCCTGATAATTCCCGCTTGCTCCATAACGTACTATTTGTGTGATCCGCTGCCGTTTGGTCGATAGATCGATATCTTCCACCAGCCCAATTATAACATCTTCCTTGTGCATGATTTCGGCTTTCTGCTGCTTAATGGTTTCGTTCTGTTCCCTGACTGTTTTTAATGTCTGGGCAAATATCAATTTTGTGCTCTCGTCTGCATAGGGCAAATATGTATCTATGAAAAGCTCGTCATTGTTCACATAGCCACCAGTTTTCCGAATCGTGGGAAGAACCTCGTCAGCTATCCAATCTGTGAACGCTTCTGCGTTTGGCTTGTGGCTCTTGAAAACAAGTTTATACACTCCGCTTTCGGTCAAGAAATTTTCGCCGGCATTGTTTAATTTTCGGATATGCAGATTATGCACATCCGAATTTGTCAGCTTTACAACCTGTTTTTCATTAAAGTTTCGAATACTACTATTCACGTCTGCAATCTCTAAACATTCCGCTACGTGCTTAGGGTTAAACAAAACTTGTCCTTCAACTTCTAAAACTTCCACTTCGTGACCTTCAAAAATCATTAAATTATTCATTTATTTCTTTCCTATCAAAATTTCAATTATAGTTATCATGTGTGAGTTGCTCTCTCAAGCTGCTTTAGTAGTGAAAATTTGCTTTATCCTGTGTATAACTATAATTTCTTGCATCACCTCCAGAAAATAAAAAACTACCAAAGCGCCCATTTTGTGGCTATTGTCTTTGGTAGTTTATATTTATATTAACTTACTTTTTTATCAATAATATCTGAAATATCAACGTTATTTTCTCTGCATAGTGCCGCCGCGGTACTTAATGCCTTTTGAAGCTCTGAATCATCCAACATATCCAAGGTGCGCGGCTTTGTTTTCTTCCCTGTGTTATTCTTACGTTTAAGTTAATACCATGTCTGTATAATAACTCTTTCTTGAAATCTCCCCAAGCAGTAGAATAATCGCCGCCAAGACTGTGACCGTAAGCACGAACAAGAGCATTGATTAGCGGACGGTCTGCCCACTGCAAAACCCTTTCAGCCAGCAAATCATTTTCTTTACCCAGGGCGGCTATTTCCTTCTGCTTGCTCTCATTTTCAGCCTGCAAAGCTCTGTTCTTTTCCCGTTCTTCCTTTAATGCTGTAAATGCTTTTATTGCAAGTTCCGGATTCGCTATCAAGTCATCAACAGCATACATTCCATGCTTGCGGATAGATGGCAGAACTTCAGATGTTACCCAATCTGAAAATTTTTCTGCCTCTGGTTTTCTGCTCTGAAAAATCACTTTGTATAAATTACTTTCTGTTATAAAAATCATCTTTTGCATTCCGCCACTTGTGAGGGTGTCCATAGTACAGATACCCTTTTCGCTAAGCCTGTTCTTTACGTTGCCACTATTGGCAATATCAAGAACACGGCAAACATCAGCCAAACAAAAAACTGGTTCAGAATTATATACCGCTGTTCTTACTTCTCCAAATTCCAAGCTGTTAAATGCCTTTATTTCGTTCATATATTTACTCTCCAATCAAATTTAATATTTTAATATCTTTCGTAACCTGGGAGTATTTCTCCCTCTTATGTGTAATTAAATTTGTTTTATCTGGAGTAAATAAAAAACACACGAAAAGATTTCCCCACTTTTTGGGATTTATCTTTCGTGTGCTTTGTTTGGTATGTATTCCATTATATCGCCGGGCTGACAGTCCAATATTTCACAAACTTTTTGTATTGTTCTTGTGTCAGTATGTCCAGTCCCGTCTTTCATTTTGGCAACTATTCCCGGACTTATTCCGCACTCCCGTAAATATTGCCATTTCTTCCCTTTTTTCTCTAGTAATGCGCCTAATTTGTGAAAATTTATCTTCAGTGGTTCGGCTGTTTTATTTGCCATCAAATCACCTCCATTTTCGTACTAATTATAATACGTTATATGTACTATGTCAAGAAATGTTTTTGTACTATATTTAGTACTTTTGCATAATAAATGTAATATGCTTACGTACTATATTTAGCACTTTTAACGGTTGTATATTCGTACTATATATAGTACAATTTAATCATCAAGAGGAACACGAAAGGAGCAAAAACATTATGGATAAGTTTTTAGAAATTGTTTATTCAAATCAACTGGCAGACAGTGAAAAGGGTGATGAGTTTATAAAAATGTTTGCGCCATTCATGGACAAACTAAAAGGATTATTAAGCGAAAGTGTTTATGAAGAACTTGAGGAGTCATTCATAGATTGTTGTGTTCAGAATAACCGATTCTATGCGGTTGAAGGTATGAAGCTGGCTATTGGTATCATGGACGGCAGCTATATCCCGACAGTTTAACTTCTCCGGCGGCGGGTAAGCCGTAGCATCAAAGCAACCGCCGGAATTATGGAGGATTTACCACTTTCAGACCTTAAGGAAAGCGGCGTTGACTGGGAACCGATAAAGCCAGAACCGAAGCCGACGCCGGCGGCTATATCCGGTAACAAATAAAAAACCGCCCGACATCCTGGAAGATAAACGAGCGGCACCCAAAAAGAAAGGCACCCAGATTATAACACGGGTGAAAAGGTAAAAGCAATATGAGAAAGAATGAATTATTAAGAGCAATCGACAACAGCAAGGCAAGAAGCGCATGGGACAAGGGAGTAAAGCTCTATGCTTATGAGCTTGTCGAAGCTCTGGAAGTTGAAGAGATCCCGCAGGACAAGGCAGAGTTAAAAAGCCTTTTGCTGAATGGTGCGGCTGACTGGAAACAGTACAGTTGGGGCGGCTGCTCTCTGATTTATGATTGTGACATTGCTGAACGTCTCTGCTGCCCGTCTGAGCTTAAGAAAACGAAGGGCGGCGAACTTGCCCCCGGATATGGTCGGGAATGGTTAGACGTACAGGGAAACGCACTTTTACAGGCATATTACGTTATTTGTGACATTGTCAGAACGGCAGCTTGACGGAGGTCTAAACATGGAAAACCTTATATTATTATTTTGCGGAATACTGGCCGGGTATGTACTCCGGTACTATAGAGAATTAAGCAAGTAAGACAGGCTTACACCGGGGATCATGCCCCGGCTTGCTTTTACCCGGATAACCGGGAAAAAATGAAAATATGGAGGAAATAAGCATGGGAAAAAAGAATTTTGAATTATTTATGTGTTGCCTTGGAAACGGGATCACGGTGTGTAACAAAGCAGTCGAAGAAAACGGAGATTATAAAAGAATCGCACATATTGCGGAATGCGGGAAAATTACATGGTATGTAAATTTGTACAAATATGTTCCAGGTGATGCACTTTTGAAAATTGAGCATTGCGCGGACGTACAGCACGAAAAATGGGAAAAGTGGCTTGCATCAATGCCGGAACCGCAACAGTATGAAAAATTACTCGATGCCGTACCTGTAAACGTTATGTTGTACGTTTGTAATCTTGGCGGCGGCCTTGGAAGGAAAATATCATACTTAAAAAATGTTTGCTATGAAAAATCATACTTTTAAGATAGCCGCCGCAGAGGATGCCCGCCGGATCACTACCGGCGGCGGTTTTATGGGTAGAATCTGCCCTAAAATTAAAAATAGGAGGTTGCCAGGATGAAAGAAAAGAACCTTGAAAGACTTTACAAGCTGTTAGAACGTGCGGAGCGAGAGAAAGACACGGAGACAGCCGCCGCCCTGCGGTGGGCAATTTACGAGTTCGAAAGGGGATAGAATCACATGGGAGCTTATACCACACTGGCAGTTAATGAAGAAAGCTATAACCGTATTGTTTCGCTAATCCGCACAGGCTACACCGGAAAAGACAACGTAATACACCGCCCTGCGCCACATATGGCCTGTTGCTTAGTTATACAGGCTAATTTAGGTTGCAGGATCGGTGATATTTTGCACTTGTCCCTTTCTTCTCTGGTGCGTGATGGCGATCACTACAGAATGGACATCGTGGAAGAAAAGACAGGTAAGGCACGGCGGCACCAGGTACCGGAACCGGTTTATAACTATATTCGGGACTACTGCGAAGAAAATAGAATCAACCCCGAGCGGCGCATATTCCAATTTACAGAAAGGGCTGTACAGAAAGCGCTTAAGGCTGCTCGGGAATATTTAGGCATCCCGCAGACCTCAACACATAGCTTCCGAAAGTTTGCCGGCCAGCAGATCTATAAAAACTCCGGCCATGATATTGAAGCAACAAGGGAATTTTTCCAGCACGCCAGCGTTACAACAACACAGAAATATTTGGCCAGGTCCTCGGAGCAGCTGGCGCAGGCTATAAATAAAAGTGTACACTTACCGACCGAAACAGATTGACACATGGGGAATAACTGCGTAAAATCCATTTTAAGGCAATTATGTGGTCTATACGTGAGTTTCTGCGCCTGAGCTACTTCTGTCCAAATTTGAGCCGGTCAGAGCCGCAGGCGGGGCATATTATAAGTTTGTGGAGTGTGCCCCCAGAACTGGGGAAGAATAATCAAGAATACTATATCCAAAATCAGATCACATTTTTCAGAATAAATCTGTGTGAAATCTACACAAAATTTTGAAAAAAATCCATTTCGATTTTTCAACTGAAAATGAGGGGTAGGGGGGTATCAAAATCATTTACCAAGATTTTTTTGAAAACTTCTCCTGTTTTTGCGCAAAAAAATAAACCGATCTATGGTCGATTTATCTTTAGTAGCACTTTTGCAGGAATCTCCTTTCCTTTGAAAAATTATCTAAAAGTAATCATAGGTAATCAAAACATTTTCGCTGAAATCCGCATAAATACTGGGATTTTAGCGTTTGA